CTAGTTCTTCACTAGAGATTAAAGCAAACATAAAGTCTGCTGTTGCAGGAAGACCAAAACTCTCTGAGGTATCTTCTAATCCTACATCACTACTTACAAAACCACCTCTTGTAGTTTGAGTAGCAGAGAATATAGGTAAATCATTTTCAACTGCTAAGCCTCTTAATTCTTCAGCAATTGATTTTATATAAGTATATGAATTTACATTTGCACCTGCTTTAAATCTTGCCGAAGAACATATATTTAGATAGTCAATAAATACGATATCTGGTTTAAATGATTTCTTCAATGCTAGTTCACTAATGAGATTTTTAAAATGACCTGTGTGAGCAGACGCTGTGGGATATTCTTTAATAATTATTTGACCTGTTGTTTTACTTTGTAGTTTGTTTATCTTTGTTTCATACATTGAATACGGCAGTTCTTCTAAATCACTCATGCCTACATTTAATAAGTTAGCATCTATTCTTTCTGCAATTCTTTCTTCAGCCATTTCCATAGTAATATACAATACATTTTTACCTTGTAATAATATAGATGAGGCAAGGTGTGTCATAAACATTGTCTTACCTACACCAGTACCTGCAAGGCAAATATTCAAAGTCTTACTTGGTATCCCACCTCTTGTAATCTTATTAAAGAAATCTAAATCTAGTTCTAATCTTTCTTCTTTCTTTTTATAAAACTCAAATCGTTCTTTTGATTCAAGTAAATAATCATGCCCTACTTTTTGATCAAAGGATACTGATAATGCTTCTGATAACATCTCTGGAAGATATTCTGGTGTATGGTTCTTATCTCTACCATCAAGTATCTGAATACCACCTAGTATTGCATTGTGTATGGCACGGTCTTTACAAAATGTTTCTGTTGTTTCGACAAGCCAATCTAAGTTAATAGGTTCTGGATTTAATGTAGATAATATATCTGTAATCTTTGTATATTCATCTTCATTAATAGTTTTGTTAGTATTGATTTCTATTGATAAGGATTCTTTTGTGGGAAGATTATTATACTTATTGACAAACTTATATATTTCTGTAAATAATAACTTCTCTAATCTATCAGTAAAGTATTCTTCTTTGATGAAAGGTAAAACTTTTCTACAATATTCCTCATTGTGAATTAAATTTTTAAGTGCCGTTCGTTCAATTCTTTCCATCAAGTTCCCTTTCTTTCATTTTTTCATCTAATAATACAACCAATATATCACCGATATGGTCTATAAACTCTTGACTATCTGTATCTGCTTGAATTTTATTTTCTATGATTGTGTAATCAAATTTCATGGGCAAGGCACCATCAACTGCTTCTGTTTCAGGTGCAAATCCTACATTGCCATATTTGTATGTTACACTAGCGTAGGGACCGCTAATCAATTTAAGACCAGTAAAATCCTCATCCATTTTCTCTACAAAGACATAATCTTCGTTATGTTTAGGACTGGTCGTCTTGTGTGGCTTCGGGTAGTTCTTTATCAATTACATCTCCGTATTTAAATTCTTTTCCACAAACAGCGTCTAACTTTTCTAATATCTCTGGTGTGAAATACTTTGTCGGATCATTGTTTATTGTTTTACCAAAGGCCTTACTACCATCTGGCAATTCTATTCTTGTGGAAACTTGTTTAAATATATTATATTTCAATGCTAAATCTAATAGACCATAGTATCTATCTAAACCTTTGTCATATGTTAATCTAACATCTACTACTTTATTCTCTTTTGTTAATCTGGATTTGTAATTCTTACAATGAATAATATTACCAATAATTTCTGTACCATCTTTTTCTTTTCTTTTAGAAAGGTATACGATAGAACTAGCTGCATATTTTAAGCCTGATCCACCACCCATTTCTTTTTGAGGGAACATACTACCGATAACATCATAAGTATGGTTAGTTATAATAAGGGGAACTTTTGCTTTCCCAAGTTTTAGTGTGAGTACTCTAAAGGCAGCTTTAACAATCTGTGCCCTTGTCATATCTTTAGTTTCTTTTCCGTCTGCTGTATCTTCAATTTCTTTAGTAGTTGATAACATACCTAAAGAATCTAATACAAGTAATAATGGTTTTCTTTCAGACTTTCCTTGCTCTATATATTTTTCTAATACAGTTAGAGCTTGATGTCTAAATTCTTGAACAGTAGTAACTGGCATAACAACCATTCTGCTACTGTCAATATCTCGTTCTTCAATAATTTCTTTTGAGATTGCTGATTCTGATTCAAAGAATATTACACCGCCATCTGGATTTTGGTCAAGGAAGTTTTTACACATACCTAATACAAAGAATGTTTTACCTGTTGCACTTTCGCCAGCGATAGCAGTTATCTTGTTTGATGGCAAACCTTTATGTATGCCGCCACCTAGTAATGCATTAAATATATAAGAACCTGTATCAATAAAATCTGTTACATCACCTGATGCACCATCTGATACTAGACTAGCATATTCATTACCTGTTTCTTTTATAATATCTTTTAAAAAATCACTCATTAGTTACCTTCACTTTGTATTCTCTGTTTTTATCTTGTTTCTTAAAATTATTGGCATACTCTTTTTCTCTATACTTACCGCCCTCAAGGCCATCAGAATAAATGGAGTGTAATGTCCACTCGCCTTTTTTGCCATTAATAGTTCTTTCATAAACAGTTATCATTATACTATATATATCATCCTTTGTCAAGCAAAAAAATCATCTAAAGTAGATTTTCTTGAATATTTAAATAGGTCTGTATTAGGTCCAAAACACCATACATTTTCTATAAACATTTTATTCATATGTTCATCTAGTTTTTCTTTACTGAAATTACCATCTTCATCATTGAATACAGCTTTACCTTGTGGTCGTTGCATAATTCTCATACCAATCTGACCAAGAAACTTATCTTGAAATTTATCTACTAGTTCATCACCAGAACGATATCTAACGCCATGTATTTTTGGATCCATGATATTCACAAACATAAACTTTGATACTCTCATTGTATTTTCTGCAACTGGTAAATAGAAATCATCACGCCATTTATCATATTCATTAAACTTAAACCATGATTGATTTTCTTCTAGTTCACCACCTTTGTTATATTCTTCAGTAGAGAAATAAGGAGGACTCGTAAAGGCACAATCAATCTGTGGTAGTTTATCATATGGTAAATCTTCGGCACCACAATTCCATATCTTAACCACTTTAGGTTTTTCTAATAACTTATTGTATGTAGCAATTTGTTCTTGATATCGTTGATATGTATTTGGGTTTGGGTCACAGCCATAATATTCTTCAGCATCTGAAGCAAAGAAACCTGCAAGTCTATCACCCCAACCACAACTTGTATCTAATACAGTTCTGGCATTTGTCATATCATAAAGTGCTTTTGCAACTACTGGTTTAAATTGTGTTGCAATATATGTACCTAATCTAAATGCTGATATATAACTCTTGGCACTTAACTGACCACCAATGAGTTCTTCTTTATCTTCTATCATAACTTTCTGAACACCGTTTATGCCACGCCATATAGGACCTAAACATTTCCATATATCGTAAGCATCATTTTCTTCCCATCTTTTTTTAGGAGCTTCAAATCCATAACTACCACATGCCAATCTCAAATCTTGCATGAAATAATTTGATACATCATTAAAGGTACTCGCACCATTTACTAAACCAAGACCATACTTCTCATAACTATATTTGTAGTCATCATATTTTTCAAATACTTCTTTTTGTATTTCTTCATTTGGTATACAAATAGAAGATGTATCAAACTTCTTCAAGTCATAAAAACACTTTCTCATATCATCTTTAGTTATTTCTTTAAGTGGAAATACAGGTCTTTCACTTGCAATATAGTCAGCAAGGTGTGTTCTCATTTTGTCTTTGCCGTAGGTTTTATTCAGTAATTCAAATGACTTGTTGTCTAGTAAAGGTAGTTTATCATCGCTAGCGGCGTCTAAAAGACGGTTATATAGTGTATTATCTCTAGTATAATGTGTAAAAGCGTTTTCTTTCATATTAAAAAAATAAATCTAATGTAGATTGCCTTTCAAAGTT